CGGTAAATATTTTAGGATTAAGCGTACCCCCAACAGCATCAGAATATGTTGATAATTATCAATGGTATACTCTTGTTGATATTTTATATCCTTTTAGTGCTTCATTTACTGGATCATATAGCCAAAACATGATAAAAGCTACAGAATATATCAGATCAGCAAGTGATGCTTGGATTGTAGGACCTAATGGTATTTCAAACCCATTAAGTTTTGTTCCTGCGGGTGTGGATATATTCTATTGTAATGGTACTTTTATTAATGTAGATGATGGATACAATTCATATGTTACAGTAAATTCATTCCAAAAATTCCAATCAGGAAGTGGTTGGTATGATCTTACAGCAGCATTTACCGGTAGTCTTTAATATTTATAAATAAATAAAAAATGGCAAATCTAACATTAAGACAAACTAAAGGTTCAGCACTTACTATCCCCGAATTAGATGGTAATTTTGAATATTTCACCGGTTCATATACTAATACAGGAACTATTACCGCACAAGGATTTATAGGTTCTTTTACTGGGAGTATTACCTCTGCAGCTACTGCATCTTATTTAAACCCATTAGAACAAGAAGTTCAACTTACTGGTTCTATATCACTTACGGGTTCTTTATTTATTTCTAATGGATTTGTTTCAAATCAACCCACCAATTCAATCAATTTAACCATCCCAACAGGATATAATGCTTTACTAGTAGGCCCTATATATAATTCTTCATCAATTACTATCCAAACCGGTTCTAGATTAGTAATTATATAATATAATAAAATAAATTATGAGCACATTAAGCGTAAATAATATTTTACCAATATCTGGAAACAGTGTTATTGTATCTGGAAGTTTAACTGTAACTGGAAATATAACAGGAACTGTTAGTGGATCAATTACAAATGCTGCAACGGCCTCTTATGTTACTGCTTCAAACGTTGTAGGAACAGTTACAAATGCTACAACAGCTTCATATGCTACAACAGCTTCATATGCAGCAACTGCTTCTTTATTATTAGGTAGTGTTACAAGTGCTTCATATGCTGCAACTGCTTCTTTATTATTAGGTAGTGTTACAAGTGCTTCATATGCTGCTACATCATCCAATTATAATGGTGCTACAATAGATGCTCAGATATATTTTTCTCCAAATAATACAAATTCTGATCAACCAATTGTTTTTACTACTATAGTAAATAATGTTAATGGAGGTTATAGTTACCCTAATTGGAGTGATGATTTAACTTTTTCATACAACCCTCAAACAAATAATTTAAAACTTACTGGCTCCCTTATGATAAGAGCTACAGGAGATGAAGTAATTATAGCAGGTCTTCCCACTACAGAACCATCAACAACAGGTCAATTATGGTTATCAGGATCAGCAGGTTCAAATTCAAAAATTCTTTGTGTAAGAAATTAAAATTTACTTTTTAACTAAAATGGGTCTCTAAATGAGACCCTTTTTTTTCATATTTATAATAAACTGTTAATATGAATATCCCAATTTGGCCCGGCTCAAGTTCATTCCAACCAGGAGATACTCCTTTTGGCTTCTATGACTATGATTTTCAATTTCAAAATGATGCTAACAAATTTGCAAAATTTTCAGCACAACGTTTAGGTTATCCTTTAGTAGAAGTTGAATTACAAGATATTAATTTTTTTACAGCACTTGAAGAGGCAGTAACTACATATGGAAACGAATTATATGCTTATCAAGTAGCAGAAAATTTACTATCTTTCCAAGGATCCTCAACTCAAATATCTGCACCAAATGATGAAGTAATTCAAGAAAATTTAGCTGCAGTAATCCGTCTATCCCAACAATATGGTGTAGAAGCTGGAGTTGGAGGAAATGTATCTTGGCGTACAGGATCTTTAATGCTTCTCCCAGACATACAAAATTATGATATGAATGCTTGGGCACAAGATAATGGAATCCCAAATGGTGGTATGGAAATTAAACGTATATTTTATGAGGCAACTCCTGCAATTACAAGATATTTTGACCCATATGCTGGTACTGGTACGGGCATGATGCAAATGTTAGATTCATTTGGTTGGGGTTCTTATTCACCAGCAATTAACTTTATGTTAATGCCTATTAGTTATGATATGCAAAAAATCCAAGCAATTGAATTGAATGATCAAATTAGAAAATCTCAATATACCTTTGAATTAGTCAATAATATGTTGAGAATTTTTCCTATACCAAAATCAGGACCTCAAATGCTTAAATTTGAATATATCCTCCTTTCAGATCGTAACAAAATGTATGTTGAAAGAAATGGACAAGAACTTATTACTAATGCATCTAATGTCCCCTATGAAAATCCAACATATTTAAGAATTAATTCAATTGGTCGTCAATGGATATTTGAATATGGTTTGGCAATAGTAAAAGAAATTTTAGGATATGTTAGAGGAAAATATTCTACCATTCCTATTCCTGGGTCAGAAATAACGCTAAATCAAAGCGATCTAATTTCAGCCGCAACATCCGAAAAAACGGCATTAATTGAACGTTTACGAATATATTTTGATTCAACTTCACGTAAAACTTTACTTGAAAACAAATCACTTGAAGCAGATTTTCAAAATAAAACAATTGCACAAGTACCAATGACAATTTTTATAGGATAATATGGCTCTTTTTGGAACACAACGTGACGTATCATTAATAAGACACCTTAACCGCGAGTTATTACATGATATTATTTCTCAAGAATGTATATTTTATCAATTAAAAGCGACAGAAACTAAAATAAATATATATGGTGAAGCTGCGGGTGCTAAGTACTATGAAGAACCTGTTATTTTAAATATGTTACTTGATTTAGGAGATATATCATCCCCAACTGGAGACATGGGTGTAGATTATGATTTACCAATTACATTTAAGTTTTTTAGAGATGATTTAATTGATGCTAATGTTTTACCTAAAGTTGGGGATATAATAATGTGGTATGAAGGATATTGGGAATTAAATAATGTAGCAGATAACCAATTATTTGTAGGTAAAGACCCAGATTACCCTTACAATATAAACCCACTAAACCCGGGATTAGAAAATTTTGGTACTAATGTATCCATTACGTGTACATGTCATTATGTACCTTCTGATAGAGTACAAATTACAAAAGAAAGAATATAAGATATGCCTCCAGTTAGAAAACCTAATCCAAAATCCCAAAAACAGATCTCAAATGATTTGGTGGATCCTTATGTTTTCCCAGAAACAGGTGAATCTTTAGGTAATCCAAACATTCCATCAGAATTTAACCAATTTACTTCAAATAATCAAAGTGGAGTTGATTTCAATCGTTCTGAACAAATGTCATTTAAAGATGATACAACAAAACCATTTACTGTTGGATTACAAGATATAGATGAATCAATAATGTATTATTTCCAAAATGTTATTCGTCCAACAGTAATTCAAAATGGTGTTCGAATAGCAGTACCTGTTATATATGGTGCTCCGGAACGTTGGAAATCAACTCAAAAAGATGGATATTATAAAGATAAAAATGGGGCTATAATGTCTCCATTAATTATGTTCAAACGTGATAGTATAGATAAAAATCGTTCTTTAACAAATAAATTAGATGCAAACTCCCCTCATCTATATACATCTTTTAAAAAAACATATAATGGAAAAAATGCATATTCTAATTTTAGCGTATTAACTAATAGAATTCCTGTAGAACAATTTGTAGTAAATGTAGTACCAGATTATGTTACATTAACATATAGTTGTACTATCCAAACATATTATGTTGATCAATTAAATAAAATAATTGAAGCTGTAAATTATGCTTCTGATTCATATTGGGGTGATCCTGAACGTTTTAAATTTAAAGCATCCATTGATTCATTTTCAACTGTAGTAGAAATATCAGATAATTCAAATAGAGTTGTAAAAGGTACATTTTCAATTAAACTTTTTGGATATGTAGTACCGGACACAATACAAAAAGAACTTACAGCTATTAAAAAATACAATAGCAAAGCTCAAGTTATAATAGGTATTGAAACAGTAACATCACTTTCATCATTTACCCCATCACCAGTACCAATTCCTATATCTTTACCCCCAACTATTCTTGGGGCGTTTTCTAATGCGTTTTCTAATGCTTTTAATTAATATATAAAATATAAATCAAAAATGTCACAACAAAATAAAACAACCCTTCAATCAAGTATTAACTCTCAATTAGCTGATAATACATCTGGAGATATTTCTGCAGCAGATATAAGAGATAATCTTATTAATGTAACTGATAGTTTATTATTTAATAGTGGTTCTCAAGGAATTACTGGATCTTTAACAGCAACATCATTTACTGGGTCTTTACAAGGAACAGCAACTACAGCTTCATATGTTTTAAATGCTGTATCAAGCTCATTTTCCTCAACTGCTTCATTTGCTCTAACATCTCAAACTGCTAGTTATATTTTAAATGCTACAAGTGCTTCATATGCTGCAACTGCATCTGTATTATTAGGTAGTGTTACAAGTGCTTCATATGCTGCAACTGCATCATATGTTGCTGTAAATTATACAATATATAAAGCGTTGGTTAGTTTAAGTAGCGGCACATTTACTGTAACTCAATTAGAAAACACAATAGGAGATGGTACAAATCTTAGTCCAAACGATATAGAGTGGAGTAATCCAACCAACGGCATTATTAGAGCTACTAAATCCGGGGCCTTTGGATCTTCAAATATTCTAATCAACGTAGAAAATATCTATAATAGTGTCCCCTACATATGCTCAGGAACAAAATCAACAGGTAACTTTCTCTCTGTATATATTTCCCCAACTTCTGGATCCGCAGTAAGTACACCAAATTTTAGTAATTTACCTGTTGAAATAAGAATATATTAATTAATATTTATAATAAAATGGCAAAAGCAAAAGGACAATCAGTAGCGACATTCCAAGGTAAACCAAAAAAACGTAGACCTGGAGTTCACGCTAAGTCAAAAACTAGTAAAATTAAATCAAGTAAAAATTACGTTAAAATTTCCGTGTCTCAAGGAAAATAAAGTTGTACGTTACAATAAACCCCTAAATTTAAATATATGCCAATAGTTTCAGAAAAACAGTTTTTAACTACAGAAGAATTACAAAACATAAAAGACATTCAATCAAAAACTCAATCATTGATATTGGAGTTGGGAGAAATTGAAATGATCAAAATTCAATTAGAAAATCGATATGAACTTGCAAAATCATTTTTGAAAGATTTATCAACCCAAGAACAAGATTTTACCCAAAAGGTATTTGAAACCTATGGTAAATCAAATATCAATCCAGAAACAGGCGAGATTACTAAATTAGATTAATCTAGTTTAAATTACGCCATATTTATAATAAAATAATTTATAACAAATGGCGGAAACAATTGTATCACCTGGTGTATTAGCTATAGAAAACGATCAATCATTTATAACTCAACAACCGGTACAAGCTGGTGCGGCTATTATAGGCCCAACAGTAAAAGGTAAAGTAGGTATTCCTACTTTAGTTACAACTTATAGTGAATATTCAAATGTATTTGGAACTACTTTTTTAAGTGGAAGTCAAACATTTTCCTATTTAACTTCTATATCAGCATACAATTATTTCAATAGTGGAGGAACTTCATTATTGGTAACACGTGTAGTAAGTGGAAGTACTACTACAGATTGGACACCTGCATCATCTTCCTTTATATCTCAATCAGCTCATTCTGCTGGTGCTCCATATAATGTAAATGCATTTGTTTTAGAAACATTGTCTGAAGGAGAAATAATGAATAGTGTTGGACCTACAGGTTCAAACGGAACCTTATTAAGTGGATCAGTAGAAAATTTTAGATGGCAAATAACATCCCCAAATATAACGGCGGGAACATTTACTTTATTGATTAGACAAGGTAATGATACTTCAACTTCCCCATCTATTTTAGAAACTTGGACTAATTTATCATTAGACCCATTTGCACCTAACTATATTGAAAATGCATTAGGTAATCAAATAGAAACCGTAGCTGTAGATAGTGGTGAATATTATATTCAATTAACAGGGAGTTTTGCTAATAGATCAAAATATGTTCGTGTTAGTAAAGTAAATATAACTACACCAGAGTATTTAGATAATAATGGCAGTCCAAAACCACAATTTACAGGTTCAATTCCTACTACCTCATCAGGTGTATTTGGAGATGGTAAAGGAAAAAATGTCCCTACAGGTGTTGCTGGTGCATATTATGAAAATATTTCAGCTACTAATATCCAAGGATTAACATCAGCCTCATATGTTGAGTCTATTTCATTGTTAGCTAATAAAGATGCATATAATTATAACTTTATAACTGCTCCTGGATTAATAGGTAATTCATCATTCCATTTTCCTGTTGTTCAACAATTGAATACAATGGTTCAAAATAGAGGAGATGCAATGTCTATAATCGATATTGTAGGTTATAATTCTCCTATATTAACAGTAACAGCAAATGCCGCTAGTTTTGATACTTCATATGTTGCAACATATTGGCCTTGGTTAAAAACAATTGACCCTAATTCAGGCCAACAAGTATGGGTACCAGCATCTACAATGATACCAGGTGTGTATGCATTTAATGATAGTGTTGCTCATCCATGGTATGCACCTGCAGGTACTAATAGAGGTATTATTCCAACTGCTATTCAAACTGAAAGAATTTTAACACAAGGTAATAGAGATACTTTATACCAAAAGAATGTAAATGCAATTGCAACATTTCCTAATGCTGGAATAACAGTATTTGGACAAAAAACTTTACAAAAAAGACCAAGTGCTTTAGACCGTGTAAATGTAAGACGTTTATTAATTGAATTAAAAAATTATATTTCTCAAGTAGCAGATACATTTGTTTTTGAACAAAATAATGCAATTACAAGAAATAATTTTTTATCAATAGTTAATCCATATTTATCAACGGTTCAACAACAACAAGGTTTAACGGCATTTAAAGTAGTAATGGATGAAACAAATAACCCACCATCCGTAGTAGATCAAAATCAATTAATTGGACAAATTTACTTACAACCTACTAGAACCGTTGAATTTATTATATTGGATTTTAATATATTACCTACAGGAGCAACATTTCCTGCTTAATAATATATTTTAGAAAAAAAATTAATATTTATAATAAAAAACAAAATGGCAAACTTTACATCCTCTCCTGGAGTAGCAATTAGTGAAATAGATAACACATTCTTAACAGGCCAACCTATACAAGCTGGTGCTGCTATCATAGGCCCAACCGTAAAAGGTCCTGTAGAAAAACCAACTTTAGTAACTTCATATTCCAATTATGTAACATTATTTGGAGATTCTTTTATTAGTGGTGGTAATGCTTATTCATACCTTACTTCAATTGCAGCATATAATTATTTTAATTATGGAGGAACTTCATTATTAGTAGCTAGAGTAGCAAGTAGTTCATATACTTCTGCTACTAGTACTTATATGCCTACAGCATCTTCAGGACCAACAAGTGGTTTATCTCCTTTTGTTCTTGAAACCATTTCTGAAGGAATTATAATGAATAACTCAGGATCATCAGTTTCAGGGGCTTTAGCATCAGGTTCAACAGATAATGTTAGATGGGAAATTACTAATCTTAATACTGGATCAGGAACATTTAATGTATTAATTAGACAAGGTAATGATACAACAAATAGTAAAATAGTACTTGAAGCCTTTAATAATGTTAATCTAGACCCAAATTCATCACGATATATTGCTGCTGTAATTGGTGATCAAAAATTAAATTATGATTCAGCTAATACCCAAATGCAACTTTCAGGGAGTTATCCAAATAGTTCAAGATATGTACGTGTTAAATCTGTTAATTACCCAACTCCAAACTATTTAAATTCTAATGGAATAGTTTCTTCACCATTATATACAGGTTCACTCCCAGCTAATGGAAGTGGCTCACTAGACGGATCTTTTACGGGTGCAATAGGTACTACATTAGCTACTTCAGCTATTAATTTTTATGATACTATTGCTGCCCAAACACAAGGATTAATAGGTAGTGATTATAATAATATGATTAACCTATTTGGAAATCCAGAAGCATATACATTTAATATATTATTTACTCCTGGATTATTAAATGATTCTCATCCAACACAAATTACCAATATTATCTTAAATACCCAAAATAGAGGAGATAATTTATTTGTACTAGACCTAACATCATATTCAGGTACAATAACTACAGCATTAACTCAAGCTCAAACAAGAGATACTTCATATGCAGCAACATATTGGCCTTGGGTTCGTATTGTAGATCCTGCAACAGGAAAACAAGTGTATGTACCATCATCAACAGTAATACCAGGTGTATATGCTTTCAATGATAAAGTAGCAGCTCCATGGTTTGCCCCAGCAGGTATTAATAGAGGTGGTTTATCTACAGTATTACAAGCTCAATATAAATTAACACAAGCCAATAGAGATATTTTATATGCAAATAATATAAATCCAATTGCTACATTACCTAAACAAGGTGTTGTAGTATACGGACAAAAAACATTACAAAAAGCAGCTTCTGCTCTTGATCGTGTAAATGTTAGACGTTTGATGATTGAAATGAAAAATTATATTCGTCAAATTGCTGATACAGTAGTATTTGAACAAAATACAATTACAACTAGAAATTCATTTATAGCTAGAGTAACTCCATTCTTAGAAGGAATCCAACAAAAACAAGGATTATATGCTTATAAAATAGTAATGGATGATTCAAATAATGGTCCCGCAGTTATCGATAATAATCAATTAGTAGGTCAAATTTATATTCAACCAACTAGAACAGCAGAATTTATTTCATTGGATTTTATCTTATTACCAACAGGAGCTGAATTTCCTGGATAAAAAATTAGATTATTAAATATTTATAATAAAACAAAATTAAACTAGAAACAAAATGGCAATTTTAAATCCAAACGAAATTTTTTATACGGCGTTTGAACCAAAGCAATCTAACAGATTTATCCTTTATATGGATGGTATTCCATCATTTTTAGTAAAAGGAGTTGGTGCTGTATCTTTAAGCCAAACAGCAGTTGCAATCAACCACATCAACGTTCAACGTTATGTAAAAGGAAAAACTATTTGGGGTACAATTGCATTCACATTATATGAATCAATCACTCCATCGGGTGCACAAGCAGTAATGGAATGGGTACGTTTAGGACACGAATCAGTTACTGGTAGAGATGGATATTCTGACTTTTATAAGAAAGATATTACATTCAACGTAGTTGGTCCTGTTGGAGATATCGTTTCTGAATGGATAATTAAAGGAGCCGTAATTACAAGTGCTAACTTTGGTGATTACAATTGGGATGATGATGGAACACCAGTAAATATTGCATTAGAAGTACAACCAGATTATTGTATCTTGAACTACTAAGAACAAAACAATAAAATTAAAAAGAGCTCCAAAGAAATTTGGAGCTTTCATTTTTCTATTATATATTATCATATTAACACGTTAATTAAACTATATCTACCCATATTTATAACATATGCCATAACATGAAATTAAATAATTTACGTGCGTTAGTAAAAGAAGAATTAAGTAAAAAACTTAATGAAGAATACCAAGACAAATTCAAAATGATTGGTATGCTAATCACCAATATTGATCTTAGACCACAAAAAGAAATATACTCAGACATCCGTTCAATCCCAGGTGTTACAGTTATATCTTCTAAAGAACCTTTAGCATTTAATCAACAAGATCAATCAAAATTTCAAGCTATAATGACTGTAAAAGTAGATGGTCATCCTTGGATTGCAAAAAGTGGTTTTGATCGCTCAAAAATGGAAGAAATACGCAAAGAAATATTAAAAGTAAGTGGAGTTTTATCATTTAATGTAAATCCTGATAATATTACTGCTCTTTAATATATGTATATAGGACAAATAAGTTATAACAAATAAAAATTATGGAAGAATCAAAATTTAAAATGCCAACGGAAACCGTTGATTTACCCTCAAAAGGTTTACTTTATCCTGAAGGATCTGAATTAGCAAAAGGTGTAATTGAAATTAAATACATGACCGCTAAAGAAGAAGATATTCTTACAAACCAATCATATATTAGAAATGGTACTGTATTAGATAAATTACTAAAATCAGTAATAGTATCTAAAATTAACTTTGATGATCTATTAATCGGTGATAAAAATGCAATTATGATTGCTGCCCGTATTTTAGGATATGGTTCGGATTATACATTTGAATATAATGGAGAATCACAAAATGTAGATTTATCTTCACTTGAAAATAAACCTCTTAAAGAAGAATTATTTGCAAACAAAACAAATGAGTTCTCATTTATTTTACCTAAATCTAAAAATTCTATTACCTTTAAACTTTTAACCCATAAAGACGAACAGGATATTAATCGTGAGTTAGAAGGACTTAAAAAAATAAATAAGGATGCTTCACCCGAATTGTCAACTCGTTTAAAATATATAATTACTTCAGTAGAGGGGATGAGAGAAAAAAAGGATATACGAGAATTTGTCGATGTTGCTTTTTTAGCCCAAGATTCACGGGCATTAAGAGAATATATTCGTGAGATTCAACCTGATGTTGATCTAACTTTTTTTCCCGGCGGGAATAGTGATAGAATCAATATCCCAATTGGGATTAGCTTTTTTTGGCCTGACATATGATATAGCTCCTCAAGCTAGGGTTGCTATATTTACACAAATACATGAGATTATTTTTTATGGAAAAGGAGGATATGATTGGCATACTGTTTACAATATGCCAATCTGGCTTCGTCGTTTTACCTTCAACCAAATCCAAAACCATTACACTGAAGAAAAAGAAGCTATAGAAAACAAAGGAAAAAACAACTCAGGCAAACAAACAGTAATTAATGCTGATGGTACAATCAAAGCTCCTGAGCTAATGCAAAAAGCATATCACTCCAAAACTCCCCCAAGATACAGCTAAAAACATTGTTACTTAATATTTATAACAAAATACTTTAAATGGCTGGACAAGATCCTAAAAAACTAGCAGACGAAAATAAATTGTTAAAAGAACAATTGGATCTACTTAAACGTAGAAACCAACTTCAAGATGATTCATTTGACATATCAGCTTCTGCTGTTGATTCTTTAAAAGAAATTTTAGGAATTGAATCTCGACGTTCTACATTTGAAGCAGCTACATTAAAAACCAATAAAGAAATTAATGCTGTTATTTTAAACCAAAAAACCGGTTTAAGTGACATTTCCAATATTCAAAAACAAATCCAAAAAAACGAAGATTTACTTAAAAAAAGTAAATTAGTTGAACGAGGTCTATTATCTTCCATAGGTGGAGAATTATCAAAAAATGGTAAGATAATTGAAGGAAGAATAAAAAAACAAGCTGAGCAAAATAAACAATTATCAGAATATAATAAAAGAATTGAAGAAGGTGTTTCAATTGATATGTCTTCTTACAATCAACTTAAAGATAAAATTAGCTTAAACGAACAACTAATATCCCAAGATTTTAGTAAATTATCTTCTTTAGAACAACAAGTTCTTTTAACACAACAAAATACTAAAGCCCTAGAAGAACAACAAAAAGTTAGAGAAGCTGAAAAAGGTATCCAAGACCAATTAAATCAAAAACTTGGAATCACTGGAAAAATATTAAAAGGATTAGGAGCTATCCCGGGAATAGGTGAAGCATCCGCTAAAGCCATGTCTGAAGTTGAAGAAGAAATTCGTAAAATATCAGAAGAAACAGGTCAACTTCCTGGCAAATGGAAAACATTTGGAATGATAGTTTCCAAAACCGGAAAAAACATATCAAGCTCATTTACTGACCCCGCAGTTCTAATAACCGGTCTTGTTTCTATACTTAAAGAATTAGATAGTAGTGGAGAGGCTTTTGCACGCTCAATGAACATGTCATATGAAAAATCTATTGAATTTAGAAATAATATGTCCGCAGTTTCAGGAGTTACTAAAGGGCAAATGCTGGAGTCTATATCTGCTGTTGGAGCTCAATTGGGATCTAATGCCGCTATTACCGCAAAGGATGCAGAAACATTTACTAAATTGCATGTCCTTGCTGGGTTAACTAATGAAGAATTAATGGGAATGCAATCCATTTCCTTAGCTAATGGTAAATCTTTAGAAAATAATACAAACCAATTTTTAGCACAAGCAAAAGCTACTGCAGCTACTAATGGAGTTGTGTTAAACGAAAAAAAATTATTAGCAGATGTAGGAAAAATATCTGCAGCTACAACATTATCATTAGGTAAAAATC